GCTGCAATTGATTGGTTAAAGATGTGTGCAACGGGTGAGATTACACCGGCATTGCCGTTGCTGCAACCAAAACAAGGAAATAGGATTAGGTACGGTGGGCAAATAAAAAATATTAATACGTATTAACAATGGCTAATATACTAACAAGGGTAGCAAACTATTTATTCCCAACACCTGACAACCCATTAACCCAAGAACATGCTGGAGAGTGGAGGGATGTTAAGAACCCCGAAAGGCATTTAAGAAGCTATATAACACCTGTACAACTTCAAAGGGTTCGACACGATGTGCAGATGTGGCGACAAGCGTGTGCGGAAGCGGAGCAGGCGTGGTATCCACACCGAGTAAGAATGCAGCGTTTATTCATTGATACGGTGTTGAATGGACACGTGGCAGCGTGTATGGATAAGCGTAGGAATTTAACGTTGTTAAAAGACTTCAAGCTATGTAATGAATTAGGCGAAGAAGACGAAAAGGCTACTAAGCTATTAAAAACAAAATGGTTTGAATTGTATTGCGGTTATGTTTTAGATGCCCAAGCGTTTGGCTACAGTCTTATATCATTTGGGGATATTGTTGCCGACAAATTTCCTAATTTAACAACAATAAGAAGATTTAATGTTTCGCCTGACCGATTAAATGTAACAAGTTATGTTTATTCATTAAGTGGTGCTCAATTTTTAGAAGAACCTTATTATGATTGGAATGTTTGGGTAGCAACGCCAACCGAAATAGGGATTAGTCTTTGCGGTTATGGTTACTTATACAAAGTAGCAATGTATGAGATTATTTGCCGAAATATATTAGGCTTTAACAGCGATGCGGCGGAGTTGTATGGTATGCCTACAAGGGTTGGTAGTACATCCAAAACAAATGAAGATGAAAGGGCTGAATATGCAAAGGCTTTAAGCGATATGGCTTCAAGCGGGTGGATATTAAAAGATTCAATGGATGAGTTGGAATTGCTTGAAACTAAAGGCAGCGGACAAGGTTTTAAGATTTACGAAAGTTTAGAACAACGTTGCGAAAAGAAAATTAGTAAAATAATTTTAGGTCATGCTGACGCAATGGATAGCGTGCCGGGTAAGTTAGGCGGTGGGCAAGGTGAAGAGAACCCAGTTGCACAATCATTAGAACACATACAAATTGTTGATACTCGTTTTCTTGAAAACAATATCAATACCGAATTATTGCCACGTTTGCGAAAGTTTGGTTTTGCCATTGGCGAAGATTTGCGTTTTGAAATTAAAAACGATGCTGAGAAAGAAGAAGCAAGAAAGCGTGAGGATGAAAGTAATAAAGCCACAGCGGATATTGCATTAGTAATGAAAAATGCAGGTTTAAAAATGGATGCAGCTTATTTTGAAGAACGCACAGGCATCCCAACAGCAGAAATAGAAACGCCAACGCCTACATCATTTAATCCAAAAATACAAAACCGATTAAATGAAATTTACCGATAAGCAAATAGACAACTTATTTAAGTCAATTTATGAGGGGTTGATTACAGTTGATAATCTACCCGAAGACTTGTATTTTGCTATTGCTGGGTACATTAAAAGGGGTTTGTACGAAGGGTTTGGCGGCACGTTATCCGACTTTGAATTTGGTGGAACTGATTACGAATTGTTAAACGAATTAAGAACAAACACATATTTATTTAGTGGTGCTAAGACTTATCAACAAGTGAGGGAATTTAGTAGTTTTGTTGCCGATAGTAAAACATTTAAAGACTTCTACGAACAAGCCCAAAAGACTTACGAGCAGTATAATGTTGATTGGGCAAAGGCTGAATATAACACCGCAATAGGGCAAGCACAATCAGCGAAAGCGTGGAATGGATTTGAGGAAAATAAAGAGTTATTTCCGTTGCTTAGATATAGTGCTGTTATGGATGCCAACACAAGCGATATTTGCCGGCCGCTTGATGGAATAATAAGACCAGTTGACGACCCATTTTGGAACGTTCACGCACCTTTGAACCATTTTAATTGCCGTTGTTTACTCGAAAAAATAGACAAATACGAGGGTGCGAAACAGTCAAGCGATGCAAGGATTAAACAGGCTGCAAAAGAAATGGACGAAAAAATGGATGACACTTTTAAAATGAACCCCGGCAAAGATGGATATATTTTTTCGCCAGCACACCCTTATTTTGATGTGGCAAAAGGGGATAAAACGTTAGCACGAAATAATTTTAATTTACCTATTCCTGAAAAAGATTAATTTTTAAAAAATGATACATAAAAACATAATTAATTTAATAGAATTAAGGGACAAAGCTCATATATTTCATTGGAATACTACTTCCTATTCTCAACATAAAGCTATGGGCAAGTTTTACGAAGGTTTGACTGATTTAATAGATAGTTTTGTAGAAACATATCAAGGCAAATATGGCAGGTTGCAATTTCAAGGTTTATCAGAGTTAAAAATTACTGATGCTAATTTAATTGTTAGTTTAACTTATGCCGAAATTTTACAAATTGAAAAACAAATAGATAAAGAATGTAGCGATTTGTTAAACATTTTAGCAGATATGAAAGCGTTATGTAATCATACTAAATACTTATTAACATTAAATTAAAAACGATTAATTTTGTAATATGTTTACATTTAGCAACTACGAGCCAACGTTTAATAAAGCAATTGACTTTTGTGCAAATTTGATTGCGTGTGGGCGTGAAAAAGGCGAGCCGATTAAAACGCTTCGACTTGAAAAAAGTTATTACGGACTATTCAAAGCTGGCGTTAAGGCTATATTGGAAACAAAGAAGCCCGAAGGTTGGCAGGATATGATGGAGAAGTTAGACGAACCCGATGCGTTGCAATTTGACGGAGTTAATATTGAGCGTGCAATGTTTCAAATTAAACCCGTAGTAATTGAATATTATAAACCTTTAGCAATAGCGTAATGGAAAAAGTAATAAGATACGAGTTTGACCCAAGAGGTTATAAAAGTATGGAAAGTGCTGTTAGTAAAATAATTGGGAATTTTAGAATACAGTCTGGCATTGTTGATGAAAATATTTTTGTTGATTTTCAAATGAAAAGAATCCCTAACGATGCCCATTTATATTATATTGAATTTAGTTATTATGAGTAAATTTAACTTTGACAGAGTACAAAAAAACATTGAGCAACTCAAAAGAGATTTGCCGATTGTTCTTGCTAACGATGCTCAAAGGTTTTTTAATTCATCATTTGTAAAGCAAGGTTGGGACGGCAATACTTGGCAAACACCTAAAAGAAAGATTGCAGGAACGCCTGAATATAAGTACCCAAAGAAAGGAGCAAGTGCAAGGCATACAAGGGCAACATTGGTAGGAACAGGACGATTGAGGCGAACAGTTGCAGGCAGTTTAATTAGTAAAACATTTCAATCAATTAAATTTGTTGTAAATTTACCTTATGCAGCAGTACACAATGAGGGATTACCAATAAGAGGAGGCAAAATGCCACAGCGTAAATTTATGGGGGATAGTGAAACATTGCGTAAATTGCAGCGTGAAAAAATAAATAAAGCAGTAAAAGCAGTATGGCAGGCATAGCACAAGTATATAGCAGTATATTAACACAAATAAAGACTATTGAAGCCTTTAAATTTGTGCATATTTGGAACAACCAAATACAACAATTAGAGGACGGAGATACTTATGCTTTTCCTTTTCCTTGTGCATTTGTTGAGATTGTTCCGCCTACAGGTTTTCAAGTTGGGCAAGGTTACAACGTAAGTGATTTGGTTGTTAAAATACACATCGGACACGAAGAGTATGACGCTGGCGGTGGCAATTTTGAAGAGAATGTGAATGTGTTTACTTATCGTGATTACATCATTAATTTGTTAACATCATTTAAACCTACCAATTGCAGCCATTTACAGAAACAAGGAGAGACAAGCGATAACGTACACACAAACATTTATCATTACACCATTGATTTTATTTGTAGTTTTGTTGACACAAAGGGAAGTATTGATGAGCAAATAGAATTTGTAATAAAACTTCCGCCAACAGGATTAGTAATTAATGGAATAGAAGAAGGTGTTTACCCTTTAATATTTGATGAAACTTTTGAAAATACTTTTAATTAAAAAAAATGACAGATCAACAATTATTTGATGAAGCAGAGATAATAAAAAATGAAACTGAAAAAGGTGCTAATACAGCATCACGAGTAGGTCAAATGGTAGAAGATGTTATTGTTAATAAAATAAACAATGATAAATTAGTAACAATAGTTACAGGTGCAAGTGATGCAAATATTCCAAGCGAAAAGGCGGTAAAAACTTATGTAGATGGTGCTTTGCCTACAACAACAGCAGGCGGAGATTTAACAGGTACTTACCCCAATCCTACACTTGCAGCAACAGCAGTTACAGCAGGTTCTTATACCAATGCAAATATCACAGTAGATGCTAAAGGTAGAATTACGGCAGCAGCTAATGGGAGTGGAGGAAGTGCATTTGATTATGAAAACTTATCGCTAACAGGAACAAGTAGTGGAACTGCTAATGTTTTAACAAAAACATATACAGATGTAGATTCCGCAGGGGGTAATTATTGTAAATTGCCATTATCTCCAACAGCAGGAGATACTATTTATGTGTCAAATATAGATTCTTCAATGAATTTATTTGTGGTTGGGAATACAAGTCAATTTATTTCTATATCGGGTACGGCAAGTTTGGTTACGTCTTTTAATGCAGGCATATCTTCAAATCAAATATATGTATTTAAGGCTATATCTTCAACAATATGGAAATTATATATAACACCAAGTTACATATCACAAGAAAAGACTTATAGGGTATATAGTGCTTTATTAACTCAAAGTGGAACATCTACTCCAATTGCAACAGTTTTGCAAAATGATTTGAGTGGCACAGTAGTTTGGACAAGGACGGGAGTTGGAGAATACAAAGCTACATTAGTATCTGCTTTTACGAACAATAAAACGGTATGTTTTATAAATAATGCAATACCTGACACACAACTGCAAGGATATCCTATTAGTGTAAATCAAATTGAATTAGACCAGCAAAATTTAACAGGAACGGCAATCGATGGTTTGTATGGCAATTGCATAGAAATAAGAGTATATAATTAACAACTAATGACAGTATTATACACATCAATAACATTACAAAACTTTGCAAATTTACCAATAAAAATAAAAGTATATAATCAATAAAATATGGCACGTTCAATAGCAGAAATACAAGCGGCAATAATAGCAAATGTACAAGCAGATCCAAATCTTGTGCAAGCTGCTTCAACAAGCCAAACGGCAATATGGAGGTTGTGGACTTTTATTGTAGCCACAGCCATTGCCATATTAGAGCAGTTGCAAGATGTTTTTCAATCAAACAATGAAGCTATTATAAATTTAGCAGCACCACAAACTGCTCAATGGGTACAAGATAAAGTTTTTAAATTTCAATACGATGCAACAACGCCACAAGTATTACAATTAATTGACTTAGTGCCACAATATTCAGTAACAGACGAAACGAAACGAATTGTAACACGTTGCAGCGTTACAAGCAATTTAACAAATAAAGTTTTAGTCAAAGTAGCAAAAGGAGCAACGCCACAAGCACTTACTTCTCCCGAAGTTACGGCTTTACAAACTTATGTAAATACATTAGGAGTTGCAGGAATTAAATATGTTGTAAGTAGCACTAACAGCGACAAAATATACATACAAGCACAAATATTTTTTGCTGGAGATTATTCTGCAATTATTCAAGCAAATGTTATTGCAGCAATTGAAATTTATTTAGGTTCTTTGCCTTTTAATGGGACTTTAAAAATTAGTGATTTAGAAATTGCAATAAGAAATACAGAGGGTGTAAACGATGTTATTTTTAACAACATCAAAGCAAGGCGTGATGCAGATGCTTTAAGTGCTGCAACATCATTAGTATTAAGTAACACAATAATAAGCAAGCAATGGGCAACAGTTGCAGGTTACATAGTAGGCGAAACAACAACAAGTAATACATTAGCAGACACTTTAATATTTATACCTGAGTAATGGGATTTTTTGACATAAATTATAATCAAAAAACAGTTGAGTTATTGCCTCCCGATAAGAGAGGTAATAAGATGGTAGCGTGGGTTAAATCCTTGTTATCACAAGTGCAATATTGCCGTGATAAAATATTAGGGGATTATAAATTAGGGTCAAGTTATTCAGTTTGGGCAGCTGGAACTTATACCAAAGGGCAAAGAGTTATTTATGGGCAAAGTGTTTATGAATGTATAGTAGCTACAACAACATCAACTCCTACAACTGTAAGTGATTGGCGTGTATATTTACAATATTTTATAGGAGTAGATGAAAGGATAATGTATGACCATTTAAAGTTAACATTGGAATATGCTTTAAATAAAAGATTTGGCACAACATTTAAGCAACCTCCATTGGTAAGTGATATTTATATTACAACCAATACACCTAATACAAATGTTTTTATAGTTGGATCAAATGAAAATGAAAGTAGTATTGTTTATATTGGAAATAGTAATGAAGTTGTCATAGATAGTTATAGTTTTGCAATATTTAACAATTATACTATTTACATTCCATCTGCCGTTTATACAGCGTTGGGTTCAACGAGTAGTGAACGTGAAAGTACAGTTAGAAATTTTGCAGATAAATATAATACCATTGGTTTAAATTATAACATACAAACTTATTAGAAAATGAAAAAAATTGATTTATCAAATATTACTACTGCCGTTGGGATGCCGATAAAAAGCGGAGTTTTATCACATTTACAATCGGCTTATCAAGAGGTTATTGATGCTATTGTTAAAGGCAGCATAGGAGGCAGTTATGACCCAACAAAATATTATGTTTTGTATGGAGTTATTAATATAGGTGCTGGTACTGTATATAACACACAAATTACTGGTGGTGCTATTTTTCACAATGGAGAAATTTATTTATTAGATGATGTAGGGTTTAATGTTACTGGTTCAAATGTGGCTGTTGGCACAATTACAACATCATTCTTTAGTGGTGCAAATGCAGACCCTATAACCTTTACAGATAGCGTTGCAAGAAATGTTTTGCAAATTAGAAAAATTGTATTTGCTAATGGAGCAAGCGGAAGCGGGGATGTTGATTTTGGAAGTTTAATTTATTCTATTTCAGATAAATTATTTGTAGGCACTACAGGCAATCCTTCTTTTCAGAATACTTGGGCAAATTATGCTTCAATACAAGCATTATTTTTTCAAAAAGATAAAACAAATTTAATCTTATCGGGCAAACTACAAGGGGGTACTTACGCAACGGATAGCAGTATTATATTTACATTGCCAGTAGGATTTAGACCTGCAAGGCAATCTCAATTTTGTGCAAATGCTTCTTATCTATCTTCTTCAAAATGGTACACAAATTCTTGCTCTATATTTGTTGCAACAAATGGGCAAGTTTCGATATTGATAGACGATACTTTTCTAACAGCTGCAAAAGCCGTTAGTTCAAACTTTCCAACTATTGATATTTATGCAAATATTAGTTTATTATAATGACCGAAAAGCGAACACATCCAAACAAAGTTACAGGATATTTAAAGCCAAAAAATGATGCTTTATTTAGAGGCTTTGTCGCTGTAAATGAAGTAAGCAATAGTGAAGCTGTGAATATGATTGTTAAAGATTTTTTTAGTAGATTACCGCCTGAACAAAAAATGGATTTTTTAAGTAAAGCGAGAACTCAAAATACTTTCGAGTAGTTTTTTTTCATAGGCAGATTTTTTGTTTTTAACCTCTGGCGTTTCTACGTTGGAGGTTTTTTTGTACCCCATAATTAAAAAAACATTAAAACATCAAATAAATTGCACTCAGAATGGAATATATCTATACCATAAATGCAGATGCAGAAGAGCCAATAATGCTAATAAACAAGCATATTGGAAGCGATGATGTTGAGGGGCAAGGCGTTGATGGTTCTATATTTATGCAAGAACTTTTAGCATTAGATTCTTTGAATAAAAAGCGAATACAAATTTGGATTAATTCGCCCGGAGGAATTGTAATGGATGGCTACAATATTTATTCTGCCATTTTAAAAACAAAAACCAAAGTTGATACATATTGCATTGGCATTGCAGCAAGTATAGCAGCGGTAATATTTCAAGCAGGTCGTAACCGTTGTATGGCAGATTATAGCCTTTTAATGTATCACAACCCATACGGAGGCGATAGTGTAGAGTTAAAGAAAATGCGTGAAAGCATTGCCGTAATGATAGCAGAAAGAAGCGGTAAAAGTGTTGAAGCGGTGTTGAAAATAATGGATAAAACAACGTGGATGACTGCAACAGAGGCAAAACAATTAGGGTTTTGTGATGACATTGAGGAAAGTGCAAATTACAACGTTAAACACGGAAACGCTAAGGCAATGTGGGACGCTGGTAAGGTAATGGCAAATAGTTTCATTAATCAAAATAAAAATTCAAGTAAAATGACAAATGTTGCAAACAAACTCGGACTTATAGCCGATGCAAACGAAGATTCTATTGTTGCTGCAATCAATGCTTTACAAAACAAAGCTAAAAGCGATAGCGAAACAATGAAAAAAATGGAAGACGATTACGCTGAAGCAAAAGCTAAATTAGGCGAAATGGAGGACAAAATGAACGCCTTCAAAAAGAAAGCAGAGGAAGCGGACGAAGACAAGAAAAAAGCCGAAGACGAAGCTAAAGCAGCCAAAGCAAAGAATATGATTGACGGATTTGTAAAAATCGGTAAAATCAAAAATGAAAGTGTTGAAAAATGGACTGCTAAAGCAATTGCAGACTTTGACGGCACAAAAGAGTTGCTTGAGGAATTGCCTGTAAACGGTAAAGCTCCAGTAATGAATAGCATTACAGGGGGTGCAGATGCAAACGCTGAAAAGTTGCAAACAATGGTTATTGCTAACGCAATGAATGAAATCCGTAACAAGATTGAAACAAAATAATTAAATCACAATTAAACTAAGGTAAAATGTCAGAAGCATTAAACATTACAGATACCTCGTGGAGTGGTCCTGCTGCGAGTTATATGATTACTCGTGCAGTAGTTGCTGCCGATACAATTCAAAAGGGCTGCATTTACGTTGAAGATGGTATTCGCAAAAAGAAAACTATCCCTCGTATTGAAGTTTCAAATTTTATGCAAAAACGTACTGCAACTCCTGTGAGTAAAGGTACTGTTGATGTGGATGGCAGAGTGTTAACTCCTGCTGATTTGATGCTTTATTATGAGTTCAATCCTCGTGATTACGAACAGCATTTTTACGCTGAACAATTGCAACCTAAGTTATTAGGTCGTGAGTTACCGGTTAACGCTGAGAACTTTATGATGATGCAAACAATGAAGCGTTTAAATGAGTTTTTTGAAAACGCTATTTGGAGAAGCCGTGTACAATATGACCCAACAGGGGATGCGGTTGACCCAACAACAAAAGGCGAAGCTGCAAGCGGTTCACCTTTTTATGATACAGACGGATTGCCTGCATTATTCTATTTTGATGGTATTATCAAAAAAGGATTAGATGCTGCCGATACTATCAAAGTATCAAGTCCTGCAACGTTGGTAGCTGGTACTGCTGGTGGCGGTCAAGAAAACATAGGCGATGCGTTTTTACGTTGTTTAAATTCAGTTCCAAAAGCATTGTTATTTAAGTATGGTGCAGCTGGGTTAAAGTTTCACGTTAGCTACGCAACAAAATTGATTTTTGAAGAGTGGTTAACCACTACTGCGGTATTCAAAAACAACAACTTTACAGAACAAGGTCAAAACCTTTACAAAGGGTACACAGTAGCACCTTTGGCTGGTATGCCTGATAATACTATTGTGGTTTGTATCTCTAAGCCTGATGTTGATTCTAACCTTTGGTTAGGTATTAACTCAACAGAGGACAACCAATTGCAATTGATGAGACTGCAAAACAATAGTGAATTGTTCTTCGTAAAAGGATTGTTCAAAATGGATACGCAAATAGGTTTTGCAGATCAATTGGTTATTTACACAACCATCACAGCTTAATTATTAACTTGGTAGCCCTTAGGGGCTACTTTATAAAAATTTATTTAAAATGAAAAAATTATTATTTGTTTTATTTTTTGCCTTAATTGGCTTAGTGAGTAATGCACAAAAGACTACACCAAGATTTGGCACAGTAGCAGGAGATGATAATACAGGACGTGTATTAACGTACAAGTACATTAACGCTACGGATGCTGCTGGTGCTGATAGCCTTTATTTAGTGCCTTGCAATTGGAAAACAATTGTAAGAATTGCATTGACTGATAGCTTTTCACTTAAAAACCCAAGCATTGTAAAATCTTATGCAGGCGATAATATATTAATTATTGCAAGCGGAGCAAGTGGGAAAAAATTAAAATTTGTCGGTTCAAATTGGTTATCAACAGGAACAGCAACTTTATCGAGTGTAGGTCGTGCCGTTATTCAATTAGTGTTTGACGGTTCAAAATGGGTTGAAGTAGATAGAACAGTACAATAGTATTTAACTAAAAAGGGCTGCTAATTGTAGCCCTTTTTATAAACCAAATTTTATGAACATTGAAATAATTAAAAAAGCAGTTGCAGGGTTACCTCACGTAAAAACGGTATGGGTAGAGGGTAACAATGTTTTTATTCACGAAAAAAAAGGTGCTGAGAAAGTAGAATTAGAAACTATTGCAGCACAACCAAGTGAACCAGTTGTACCGGTTACAGAACCAGCAGCACAACCAAGTGAACCAGTTGCAAAAGCGGACACAACATCTACTAACAAGAAAAAATAATTACAATGGCACTAAATGACATAGTATTCGTTAAAGGGCAAGGGGGCTTAGGCAGACCAGCACAAGGCGAAGATTTTATAAGTGGTTTATTGCTATATTCTGACGATTTACCAAGTGGCTTTGATTCATCACATAGGGTTAGACCTGTATTAAGTGTTGCACAAGCTGAATCATTGGGAATTGTAAACGATTATAGCGATGGTACTGCACCAACAGGTAGTATATATTTTGATAACATTGGCGATGACGGAGACTATGTAAATGTTCAAGTTGCCGAAATTAACGGAGTTATTGATTTAGGTACTTATGTAAAAAGCCCTGCTGAAAGTACATATTTGCAACAAGTGCAAGCGTTAGCTGCTGTAATTAATGCGGGTACTTATAAACACGGATATACGGCAGTTGGTGCTGGTACTCTTTGTACTATAACAGCACCTAAAAGAAATGGTATTTTCTTAAATACAGGAACGCCTATAACAGTAACAACAAATCCGGGTGCTACAATTGCAGTTGATATGGTTGTGGTTCAATTTTCAGGTGGTATATATAGCAAACTTGCTTTATATCATTACCACGTTAGCGAGTTTTTTAGATTAAACCCAACAGGCAAGTTATTCATTGGAATTTACGCTCCTACAATGGGGTATAATTTTGAAGAACTAACATTATTGCAAACGGCAGCAGGTGGCAAATGTAGACAAATTGCTATTTATCATTTAGAAAATAGTTTAGATTCTACAAACATTACAGCTATACAAAGTGTTTGTAACACAAACGCCTCCAATCATAAACCTTTTAGCGTTCTTTATGGTGCAGATTTAATGGGTGCAGACTTATCTAGTGATTTAACAAATTTGCAGACATTAACTGCTTCAAATGTAAGTGCAATCATTAGTCAAGACTTTGGCGGTTTAGGTGGTTATTTGTACAAGCATTGTGGTCGTTCTATAACAAACATTGGAGCGTTAGCAGGTTCTGTTAGTGCTGCAAAAGTAAGTACAGATATTGCGTGGGTTGCAAACTTTAACATCTCAAACGGTGTAGAATGTGATACTGTAGGTTTTTCAAACGGTCAATTGCTTAATGAAATATCACAGCAATTACTAAATCAATTGGACGATTACAGATACATATTTCTAATTAAGTATGTAGGTGTGAATGGTACATATTGGAATGATAGCCACACAGCTATTACAATTGCAAGCGATTACGCTTATATTGAAAACGTTAGAACTATTGATAAGGCAATTAGAGGAGTTTATTCTACATTAATACAAGACTTAAACAGCCCTTTAAAACTTAATGCAGATGGAACTTTAACAGATGCAACAGTAGCATATTTTGAAAGCGAAGGCGGTTTGCCTTTAGCACAAATGGCAAGGGATAGCGAATTAAGTGCTTACTCTGTTATTGTTGATCCAACGCAAAACGTTTTATCTACAAGCAATCTAAATGTTACAGTAAAATTATTGCCGATAGGTGTTGCAAGACAAATCACCGTAAATATTGGCTTCACAACTAAAATTTAATAAGATATGATACCTTTAATTAATGGCATAAATTACAGTTGGGCAAATATCACATTAACACTTTTTGGAGTGCCAGTTGTGGGAATTACTAAAATTGAATACAAGCGTAAACAGAAAAAAGAAAATAACTACGGTGCAGGTTCACAGCCTACAAGTCGAGGTTATGGCAACTATGAATATGAGGGTAGCATTGAATTGTACGTTGACGAATGGAAGCGTATCATTGCTTCAAGTCCGGGTCGTGACCCGTTAGCAATTGCTCCTTTTCCTATTACAGTTGTTTTTTCAGGTGCTGGAATTACAGCTGAAAAAGATGTTTTGCAAAGTGTTGAATTTATGGAAGATCCATTAACGGCAAATCAAGGGGACACAAAATTAATGGTAACAATTCCATTAATTATTGGTGCAATTGATAAATAACCTATTTTTGTCGTAAATTATTTTTTATGACAGAACAAGAAATACAAGCAAAAGCGGATGAACTAAGCATTAGAGAACAATGTAAGGTTCATCCGTTGGTGTTTAAAGCCGAGGGCGAAGAAGAACAAGTTGTTGGGTTTATAAAAGAACCTCCAAGGTTTGTTAAACTTCGTGTAATGGATAAGGCTATGAATGCACCTATGACAAGTGCAGCGGAGGTTGTAGATGGGTATTTATTGAAAGCTGATAGCGATAGTCGTATTTACGATGAAAAGCCTGAAAACGATAAGTATTATTTAGGTGCTGTTTGGGAGGCTTACAACTTAATCTCGATGTCAATTAATCAGTTTAAAAAAAAATAGCTGAGGCAATTATTGACGATTCGGCTTGTGATGCGATAACGGAGTGGGAAAGTTTAATACAATTTTATTTTCACGTTGACCCCGACACTTTGGATGAGGATAAATTTGCAAGGTATGTAGGCAGATTAAAATATGCTTTAAAGAAAACAAATCAATGGAGTAATTAATGGCAGCAGAAAAAGTAGAATATGAGTTATCGCTTAAAGATTTGCTTAGTGGCAAAATTAAAGAAGCTGATAGCAATGCAAGGCAACTTGACGGAACTATGTCAACACTGCAAGGCACTATTGGAAAAGTAGGGGCTGCTATTGGTATTGCTTTTGGGTTAAGTGCGATTAAAGATTTTGGGATGTCAATGATTGCAGCAGGTACAACTGTTGAAAATGCACAAACAGGATTAACAACTTTATTAAAAGATAGTAATGAGGCTTCGGGTGTTATTAAAAACACTATGGAAGATGCAACAAAAACTCCATTTGCATTTGAGGGGTTATTAGCTGCCAATAAAGCCTTAATTAGTGCAGGTGTTGAATCAAAACAAGCAAGAGAAGATGTTTTAAATTTATCAAACGCAATTGCAGCAACAGGCGGAGGTGATGTTGAATTGCAAAGAATGGTTGTAAATTTACAACAAATTAAAAATGCTGGTAAGGCAACCGCATTAGACATTAAGCAATTTGCTTATGCAGGCGTTAATATTTACAAAGTTTTAGCCGATGCAACGGGACAACCAATATCCAAAGTAAAGGATATGGAAATAAGCTATGATAATTTAACTATGGCTTTGAAAAAAGCACACGCTGAGGGAGGTATTTATTATCACGGATTAGAAAATATGGCAGGAAATACAAGTGTTCAAATATCTAATTTGGGCGATGCTATGTTTCAGCTAAAAAACAAAATGTTTACTGATTTAAAACCTGCTATTACCGCAACCATACAAACATTATTTGAGTTTATTGATAAATTAAAACAAGGATGGGAGTGGGTCAAAAGAAACCAAGATACAATAGTGCCGCTTGCCAAAACAGTTGGTAGTTTATGGTTGGCTTTTAAAGGGGCTTCAATACTGCAAGGTGTAACATCGGCACTTAGTGGATTAATACCCGTTTTAGTTGGCACGGCGGAAGCAACAACAGCATTTCAAGCAGCAATGACTTTAGCACTTGGGCCAGTTGGGTTATTAGTTGCAGCATTGGGAACTTTGGCATTTGCTTACTATTCAGCAGGTGAAGCAGAAAAGAATTTGCAAAGGGTTCACGATGAATATGCAAGTGTTGTCGGTGGTTATGAAGAGGAAACTATTGATAAGTTAATAAGCAAATATGAAAAGTTAGGCAAAACAAGAGAAGATGCTTTGCTTTGGTCTTTGTTAGAAGAAAAAAAGAAAATACAGGAAGAGTTAGAACCATTGGAAAGGCGTTTGGTTAGTATGCAGCAAGAGGAGAATAATAGCTTTTGGTTTCAATCACTATCACATACAGAGGCTCAAAAAGAGAAATTGGAGGGGGATATTGAAACTTTAAAAGCTAGATTAGCAACAACTGCTACATATACAGGTAAAAGCAAAGTTGCTAAAACAAAAGGCAATCACGACGAACCAGTAAAAGACCTTGCACCAAAAGGGGCAACAGGTCAAAAAGTAGTAACTATTAATATTTCAATTGCAAAAATGATTGAAACATTTAAAATATCAACGGCAAACATTCAAGAAAGCAGCAGCAAGGTTAGAGAATTGGTAGCACAAACTTTATTGAGTGCTGTAAATGATAGTCAAATAACCGCAGGAATATAATGAGTACATTAGATAATATAAACCAACAATTACATATCGTTGCTAATACAGCAGGGTTAATACGTGCTTTTAATTTAAAAAATGTTCACGTTCCTGATGCAAGGGATAACAAATACAATCCAAACACCATTAATAGCAACCCTGCAAATTCAGCAGACATTAAATTAAACACTCCGCAAAACCAATACAACGAAAATTTATTAGGTACACCAATATTTGCCGACCTTACACTTAATGGGGGAACTTACTATGACAACTTACTAAAAAAAGATGTTACGTTCCCAACTATAAGATTTGCAACGGTTATAATGACGGTTGATTTTGTTGCAAGGATTATAAAAACTGAAATACAAGGGCGTGATGGAAGTGTCCCCGAATATATTGGGCAAGATGATGCTAAAATAGCAATACAAGGCGTTATTGCAGGTTACAACGGGCACTACCCACAAAACGAAGTAAACTTATTGAATTTGTGGCGAAAAGCTCCCGTAGCCAAAGCTGTTACATCTACATTCCTCAATCAAACTTTAGGTATTAATAGCATAATAGTTGAAGATTGTAGTTTCCCGCAAGTTGCAGGTGGTTACAGTTACCAAACATTTACAATGAATTGTTTTAGTACAAGACCAGTTGAATTAAAGATAGCGAATAATGTTTAGGTGTGTTACATATATTAAAATTGTGCAAGGGCAGCAGGTGGGTCGTAATAAGACCCTTTCTTTTGATTTTGTGAATGAGTTTAACGCAACTGATACGTGGGTGGATTTAACCAACCAAGCGGAGGTAAAATTCCCTAAAAATATTTACGTTCGTGATGAGCAAGATAATTTGTTTTACTTAGGTGATCCAAGTAAAAACGCTGGGGGATTTGATAATAACACACCACTATTTTTGCGAGGTGATAAGATTACAATTTCATTTGGTTACAGATACTATTTAGACCAAATAAACCACATTAACGAAGTAGAAGAAGTTGCCCAAGTGTTTGACGGCTACATTGTAGAAGTGTCAAGCAAAAAGCCTATAACGCTGAAATGTGAAGACAATATGTATTTGTTGAAGCAAATTAGCTGCAAACCGCAAACGTGGAAAGGTACTGTAGAAGACTTGTTTGCATCATTACTAAAAGATACTAAGTTTACTGTAAATAGGCTAACACAAACAACTATTGGACCGTTTATGGTACTAAATGAAACGGTAGCACAATTAGCTGATAGAACGCGTAAGGATGCACATTTGGAGTGTTACTTTAAGAACGTAAAACAAAAGGATGGAACTGTAATAAGTGAATTTAGGGTTGGTAGCAAAGTTTATTTAGATAGTGACAATGTAGATGCAAACGGCAATGCAATATCAACCACATTCAAATTTCAACAAAATATTATTAGTGATGACTTGCAATACAAACGAAAAGATGATGTTATATTGAGTGCGATTGTAAACAGCAATTACGAAACATTTACAGGCGATGAAACGGCGGACGGCTTTGCAAAGACTAAAAAAGAAAAGCTGCAATTGTTGGTATTTTGGAATAAGAAAAAAAAGAAGGCAGATGGAAGTTTAGGCGATTGGGATTATATCAAAAAACTAAAAAATGTGGAGTTGCCTCCTAATGTGGAAGGGGAACGCAGGACGCTACATTTTATCAATGTTTTAGATGAAAAAAAATTGTTTCAAAAAGGGATTGAGGAATTACAAAAATATTTTTATACAGGGTTTAAAGGAAAATTTGTTACTTTTGCAATTCCATACATAAAGCAAGGGGATAACGTTAATATTTTAGACGATATTTTGCCAGAAAGGAATGGTAGGTATAAGGTTAAAGGTGTTGAATATAATGGCGGAGTGCAAGGACATAGGCAAACAATTATACTTGATTATTTAATACAATCATTGGACGCTAATGGCAATCCAATACAAATAAAGTAGTTTATGGAAAAATTATTAGAATTAAAAGAATGGATTGAAAAAAATGTTTTTACACAAGACCCAGCGGCAGGCGAAACATACGAAGAAATAATGAATAAAATTAATGAAATGATTGGTGTAAATGTTGAAAATTAATGAATAGCCAACACGATAGAAGTATAATAACAAGCGTGCAGAAAATGGCTGGTACATTTGGTAAACAATTGTTATTTGTTGCCGTTGGCGAAGTGGTAAGTGTTGATAAGGGTGCAAGAACCTGCACAGTTGCTATTTTAACGAATGAAACTGAGGTTAATCTTGAAGGGGTTAAACTTCAAACAATGGTTGGAGATGGTATTTTATTAATACCTTCCATTGGTTCAAATGTAACGTTGATTTATGCAACTAAGCAAGATGCTGTAATTGTTCAATGTAGCGATTTGGATAGTATTGAATTTTTAGGAGGTAATAGTGGAACGGCTACTTTTGTAAAAGATAGCATTACTTTTTTTGGGGGTAGTTTAGGAGGTCTTGTATTAGTAAATGAATTAACAACTAAACTAAATGCAATTGAAAACGATTTAGATAATTTGAAAACATTGCTATTAACAGCGGTAAATGCAATGGCAGCAGCAGCAGCTCCGCCAAATGCAGCACTACCAGTATTAAATAGCGTTTTATCATCTTATTTTCAACCTTTTCAAAGTTACGCATCTCAGATAATTGTACCAACACAAGTTAGCGAAATTGAAAACCCTAAAATAAAGCAATAATGGCATTACGTTACGATATAGCACTTGAAAATAATGATATTTCATTTCTTAATGGAGATATTTTTATTGCTGAAAGTGATGAACAACATATTATTGACATTATTAATGCTTTTCAAGGGTGGTGGAAAGAATACCCATTTTTAGGAGTTGGATTAATGAAATATATGAAATCAAACACATCCGCTCAAGAAGTAAATAAAAATGTTAAATCACAATTGCAGTCCGATGGTTATACATTAAATTCACCTTATGTAAATTTAACTACCAGCGGTCAATTAACAATAAACCCTAATATAAATGTTGATTTTTAAAGCAGTTAGCGGACAAAGTTTAGCAGACGTATGTATGAACACTTACGGATCAATGGATTATTTTGTTAAGTTATTACAAGATAATAATATTGCTAATGCTAATCAATTACCATACACAGGGCAGCAGTTTAAATGGGATGAAACGCTTGTAAAAGATGGATTAGTGCAAATTTCAACGGCAAATGGTAATATTAAATATGCCACAAGTGCCGATAGTAACAATAACACATTCTATATTGTTGGGGGTACTCCTACAGCATATCAACCACAAGCACCAAGCGGAGGGTCTGCATTGCCAGTAGGTTATTATCAAAAAACTTCATCAACAAGCTACACAGCAACGGCAGACGGAGAAACTGTAATAACATTGATTGCTTTACAAGGAAAAGATATTTTGCAAATAGAAAGAGAAATAAAACCTTTAACTACAACAGAGTTTATATTTAATAAAGCAAATGGGGTACTAACTTTGCAAAATAGTTTGTCGGTTGGAGAAACTTTATTTATTTTGTATCAAGAAATTATTAAACCGTAATGAGAATTATATTTATTTTACTATTATTTATTAATGGCGTTGCACATTCGCAAACTTGGACTCCGATTGCGGGTAAACAACGTTTTACAAATGGATTAGGATTACCAACTAAAGACACTACATTAGGAACTATTGCAGATAGTTCTCAATTAATTATTCGTCCTTTGGATAGTGCATTATGGTTTAAGTATAAAAGTGTGTGGCAAAAAGTAGGGGGAAGCAATGGAAATACTGTTAAAAGCGTTAAATTAACAACTCCAACAGGATTAACGACAACAGGATCGCCAATAACTGATACAGGAACATTAGCAATAACTTATTCAAGTGGATATTCATTGCCAACTACGGCATCGCAAAGTTTATGGGATGCAGCTTATACAGCAAGAATAACAACAGCAAATGCCCCTTTGTCAATTAATAGCAATACTATTAGAATTGATACTGCAACAAGATTTACAGGTGTTGCAACCTTGGGCAAGGCTTACAATGATAGTTTAGTTTTATCGGCTGCAATTGCAACTAAGGTGAATAAAGCAGATTCAATAGCGGGTGGGTACTATCCTTATTCAAGCAATCCGAAAGGATATTTAACAACAGTAACTACCCCCACTTTAAATCAAGTATTGACGGCAGGAAATACATCAACACAGCCAATAGCAATTACTAATGGAACAGGAATATCTGTTACTAATGGCAGTCAAACTTCATATCAACAACCTAATCAATTTTTATTGAAAGGGACAACATATCAAGGTTCTTTATCATCGGCTACATTATTTAGTAATCAAATATGGACTTTCCCAAATAATACAGGAACAGTTGCACTTACAAGCGATATAACAGGGGGTACTGTAACAAGTGTTGCAACAGGATTAGGTTTATCAGGTGGTACAATTACAGCCACAGGAACATTATTAGTTGATACATCTTCTGCATCTATTTTATCAAGACAAAGGGCTGCTGCTACTTATGCTCCTATTTCAATAAATGGCACAGTTACGAGTGTAGCAAGAACAAACGGATTAGGTATTTCGGCAAGTGTAGCAAATTCAACAACAACGCCAAATATCACAATAGCAGTAGATACAAGTGATGCAAGTATATTAAGTAGACAAAGAGCATCAGCGACTTATTTAACATCATCAACAGCAGCAGCAACATACCTACCATTAACAGGAGGTACTTTATCAAGTAGGCTTACAGGGACATCATTAATTTTAAATAAAGATTCATTGCCAACTGTTACCGGCAAAACTTGGGGGCTAGTAATAGATACGGGTAATAGTAATAGAATTTCGAGACAAATATTGCCAACAGCAACAGGAACTGTAACAAGTATTACTTTAGGTCGTGGCATAACAGGTAGCTCACCAATTACAACAACAGGAACAATAGGCATAGATACTTCAAAAAATTACACTTGGACTGGTGGTAATAATACATTCAATACCCAAATAACAACTCCTTTAATTGTAGGTGGTACCACTTCAACAAGTGGCGTTACTATTCAAACAACATCAGCAGCAACAGGTATAAATCCAAATGATTTCAATGTACAATGTAAAACAGGCTCTACTTTATACACAGCTTTAACTGTTACAGGCACAACAGGAAATATAGGTACTTATGGAATTGTTGGGTTGGGAACTAACTTTAGAATAACAGGATCAAGCACAAGTAGTTTATTTCAATGCTATGCAGGAGCAACTTATTTAGGACAATGGGGAACATCAGGATTCGTAATGTCAACAAAAGCATCTGTGTTCTATAACGGCAATCCTACTGCTAACTTACACATAGGAGCTGGAAGTTCAAGTGCAAGTGGTTCACCTTTTAAAATAAC